ACTACTCCTGCTCAACGTGACTCTTGCGCACAGGCCATCATCAGATTGAAGAGCGACATGGTAAGAGAGTTGATAAACACGCAACAATAGTTAAACGATAGTGGACGATGCATGGAGTTATCTTTGCGCATGGTCAAAAATCAAGGTGGCAAAGCGACCTGCGGTCGATGACTTTGCACCGTCCACTATATACCAATCACAATGGCAAAGAAGAAATTACATAAAGCAAGCCGCGTAATGCCCAAGAGTGAACTGGACAGCGTGGCACGCGCCAAGAGTACGGGGCGCAACCGAGCCTTTGATGTTCTATGGGAAGCGCAACAATATTGGCAGGCAATGGAGACATTCCGTCAAGACCGAGAGCGCAACAAGAACTATACATACGGCAGACAGTGGGATGACTATATCTGCGTTGACGGTAAGATGGTCAAGGAAGAGGACTACATCAAGTCGCAGGGTAATGTCGCGTTAAAAAACAACCTTATCCGCCGAATGGTGCAGGCGGTACTCGGCGTGTACCGCAGTCAAGCCAAAGAGCCGACCTGCACGGCGCGAGACCGCGATGAGCAGAAATACGGAGAAACAATGTCGACCGTCCTGCAATGCAATATGCAGCTCAACCGCATGACTGAGATAAATGCCCGGTGCATGGAAGAGTTTCTTATCTCCGGTTTTGTGGTACAGCGAAAATGGTATGGCTGGCGCAATGACAAACTGGATTGTTGGACGGACTACGTTCAGCCAAACAATTTCTTTATTGATAATAATATGCGAGACTTCCGAGGGTGGGATGTGTCCTGTCTCGGTGAAGTTCACGATATATCGTTTGAGGAGTTGTGCGGACGCTTCGCCCATAACGAGGCCGACTATTCAAGACTTTCCGAGATATACGCCCATGCACGAGATAAGGCTGTGGTAGGTGCTACCTATGACTATTTCGGTTATCCGTTGCAGGGATATTTCGACTTCCTTGTACCTCGTGACCTCACACGCTGTCGCGTGATAGAGGTATGGCGCAAAGAGAGCAAGCCACGTTACCGTTGCCACGATGTCAACAATGGCGATGTGTTTAAGATTGACATCGCGGATTATGAGGAATTTGTCGGCAGTGTCAACAGGGAACGCCTGCGAGAAGGTGCGGAACTGGGCATGGAGCCGGGCGAAATTCCGTTAATTCAATGTGAGTGGTTTATTGATTCATACTGGTATTATTACTATCTGACACCTTTTGGCGACATACTTGACGAGGGAGAAACACCTTACGAACACAAGAGCCATCCTTATGTGTTCAAGGCATATCCATTTATTGACGGCGAGATACATTCATTTGTAAGCAATGTGATCGACCAACAGCGATATACCAATCGCCTCATCACGATGTACGACTGGATTATGCGTGCAAGCGCAAAGGGTGTGCTACTCTTCCCGGAAGAATGTCTGCCAAAAGGAATGTCAATTGAAGATATAGCAGACGAGTGGGCGCGCTTCAACGGCGTGATAATGATAAAGCAACCAAAGACAGGCACGGCATTACCGCAGCAGGTTGCCAACAACTGCACGCAGATAGGCATTACCGAGTTGCTGAATATGCAGCTTAAGTTCTTTGAGGACATATCGGGCGTGAACGGCGCATTGCAGGGCAAACCCGGCTATTCGGGTATGTCGGCCAGTCTCTACAATCAGCAGGCGCAGAACGCAACGACCTCGTTGCTTGACCTGCTTGATACATTCTCTTCTTTTATCAAAGACGGTGCGACAAAGGATGTCAAAAACATACAGCAGTTTTATGATACACCGCGAGTATTTAACATCGCAGGCAAGAACTCGGCAATCGTTGAGTACGACCCACGCAAAATCCGTGACGTTGAGTTTGACCTGTCAATCGTTGAAAGCACGTCAACCCCGGCGTATCGCGCGATTGCGAACGATATTCTGATGAAACTGTTTGAGGTGCAGGCAATCTCAGTGGAGCAATTGCTTGAACACGGCGACTTCCCATTTGCCGATAAACTCCTGCAAAGTATCAAGAGCCAGCGTGAACAACTGGAGAAAGGCCAGATGCCGGACGGTCTATCGCCCGAACTTGCACAACAGGTCCAGCAGGGAGCAAATATGCAGGCAGCCCAAAAGGCACATCAGATGTTGATGGCAGCATAACTATACAATCAGAAAACGGCCTCGGAAACGGGGCCTTTTCTTTTTCTCGCCTGTTCCAGCTTTTTGGGGATAATCCGTGGAATCTCCATCTCATAGAAGCAGATGTGCATACCGATAGCGCGTGTCATCAGCAAGTCATCGTGCTTGCCAACAATCGCACCATACGCCCCATTGGGCTTGCGTTCATATGTAAGATACTCAGCGAGACAACGCTTATCGCGCTCTGTGTACAGATGTTCTCGTATGACCTTGACAAGCGTTGATATAATCATCGGCTTTGTGGCGATGTTGGTGTGGAAGCCGTATTTACGCGGAATTCCCTGCCTTATCTCGTCCTCAGACTGACGGCGTGCGTAGAGGTTTGGATATATGGTTGAAATCTGATTGAGGATATATTGCGACTGGTCGCCACCCTCTACTTGCCTTTCGCGGTCATGTGTCTCAAGAGTGTTGCTCTCTATAACCAGCAAGGAGTTGTTATAATAAGCCGCCACCTGTGCAGCTTTCCACGCGAGGCGGTCAATATCGCAATGCCCATACCATTGAGCGACCACAGCCGGGCGACCACCCTCAATCATATTCAAGCGGTCAATAACAAGGATAACCGACCAGTCGGCTTTAGACGAGCGACCGCCCACGTCAACGACAGTCAGATAGCGGTCAGTAATCTCAACATCATCATCTTCTTCGGGTTTCGCCCATATCCACAACTGCCCTTGCCTGTCCTCATGGAAACGCAGATTTTCAAGAGCCGATTCTCCCTCGTCTCCATCGGCATACACATCACCGATAAAACGAGGCGGACGGCACGCCTTGTCAAATTCTTCAACGTGGTATTTGTCAAACACCATTGTGCCGGAATGAACAAACGCCTCAACATCATCAGAGGGAAACTCGGAAGCCATAACGCCGTGGTCGTTCTTACCGCTACGCTCCTTGATGTACCAGTTGATTGCTTCCAGTGATGCACCTTTCTCCCACAGCCACCAAAGATACTTACCGCATTCCTCGCGTGTGGATAGTACATTGTCGTTCTCCCGATTTTCGTAGAGCCACCGGGCAAAGTCACGCAGAGCCTCGCCGCTGTCAAAAGGCAGAGAATACTGCTCAATCTGAAACCATGAAATAAACAACGCTTCAAACTGCGAGGGTATATCGGGGTCAGCGGCCGCAGAATATTCAGTGTGGAAGAAATTACCGGTTCCGTTTGCCGTTGATTCCATTACAATCATGGTAAGCGGACGCAGGAGAATACCCGAACATGCAGAACGCACAATATCTTCGGGCGACTTGCCGTCAGTCTTTTTCCATATACCGACTTCGGAGAGGTGTACAAGAGAGTACGCACCGCCACGACAACCATCAGGACGCTCTGCTGTACCAATTTTAATCTTGCAGTTGCGCTGAGGCACGCGCGATGTGGAGCCGGATTTACCGACCCCGACCATTTTAGGCTCATTCTCATTGTAGGTTTCTCCCATGTCATAGAGCAATTCAATAGGATATTCCTTAATCATCGTGTCGAACATATCCTTGATTTCATCGGAAGCCGTGCCTTGATGGGCGATGATAAGTGAATTGAGACCACGTTTGTGAAAGAACTGCAACCAAGCCATATACAACTGGGTCGTAGTGGAGCCGCCCCACTGACGTGCTTTCAGCAGGATAAGACGTATCGGCAGACCCGCCTTTCGCTTCTCTTCAAAGCGTGATACCAGTATGCGTTGAGGATAGCGCAGGCGAAAAAGCACGTCCGCGCCTGCGTCCTTGTTGTGTATCCACACAAGTGTAGCTGCCCAAAACGGAAAGTCATGACGATAGCGTAAGCGGATAAATTTTTCTGCAACCTTGTCATGGTCGATGTCGTTAGGCTCAACGTGCATGACATCGGAAAGGAATTTATCAATAGATCCGGCCTTGATAAGTTTGCCGACAAAAGGGATTGCCATCATCTCGGCAGGCAACCACTGAACAGGTATAGCGAAATCGGAGATATATACCTGCACCCTCTCTCCAATAGACCCTTCCCCAGTTATCGGGTTGAACGGCGCATACATCACCTCATTCCTGCGGTCGTTCTCCGTCAATATCTTTTCTATATCGGTCAAACTGCTTGTCATACCAACCATTCTTAATACGATATATAAATTCTCCAACAGTACGAGGTGTGAGATAAAATTTCGGTGCAGGCTGACGAACAATATCAGACACCAAAACAAAAAGTGATTTATCCGGGTGTAAGTCGCGTAGAGCAATATATCTGCGAAATATCTCTTCAAACATCTCACGTTTATTCGGGCGCATACGTGAGAATGGCTTTCCAACCAACATACGCGATACCTCAACGGCGGCACGTTCTTCGGAAACCCAAAAGCGTTTGGCCGGAGATTCAGCCACTTTTTCAAAAATTTCGGGCATGATAATGTAGTTAGCCAATGCAAGCTGCTCACGATACGCACGCATAAGGTCATCGTTGCGCTCTCGTGTAAAATCCATTATTGAGCCGAAATGTTTTGCCATCTATTCCATTGCGATATTGATTGAAAGGTACTTGCAAAGTTACCCAATTCACGTCACAAAACTTAAAAGTCGCCCACGAATTTATAACCTTACTTTTGCGCATAAGATTGACACAACCATAAGATTTTCAAAGTAATGGCTGATAATAACGAAGTTAAGAGCAGACGCGACCAACATCTTGACCGCCTGCGTAGTAAATACCCCGACAAGAAATTCGAGGACGATGAGGAAATCTATGGACAGATTTCCGATGATTACGATACTTACGAGGCAGAACTGGAGGGATTAAGAGGCAGGGAGAAATCGCTGTCAGATATGTTTGCGGCCGACCCTCGCAGTGCGCAGTTCCTAACCGATATGCACAACGGCAACGACCCCGTCCTCGGTCTTGTCCGCAACTTCGGCGTAGAAATCAAGGACGTTCTTGACGACCCCGAAATGCAGGATAGGATAGCCGAAGCAAACAAGGAGTATGTTGAGCGCATAGCCAACTCTAAGAAACTTGATGAAGAGTATGAGAAGAACATGGACAATACGCTTGATACTCTCCGTCAGTTCCAGGCCGAGCGAGGCATGAGCGATGAGCAGATTGACCAAGTTGTAGATTTTCTGCTCGGCGTAGTCCGTGACGGTGTTATGGGCAAATTCAGTACCGAAACTCTCAACATGGCCTGCAAGGCACTCAACTATGACGCAGATGTGGCGGCCGCCGGGGAAGAGGGCGAAGTGGCAGGACGCAACGCCAAGATAACCGAGAAACTGCGAAAGAGCAATAAAGGCGATGGCACAGCACCCCTCGGAGGCAAGAACGGACAAGGCGCAAGCGCAGCCCGAAAGCCACAGTCTATGTTTGACCTCGCCAATGAAGCCATGTAGCCATGAACGGAGAAGTAGTAAAATTCCCTCCGAGCGGACAGCGCATAAAGCCTACCGCAGGAAGCGCAGGACTGGCAACACAAGTCCACGGCGCGATGGCTTCCGTAAGCAATCTTGCAAGCGCGTCCGGCGGTATCAAGCCGGGCAATCTCATACAACGTGATACCAAATAAATTTTCAACCCTCTAAAACATTAAGACATGGACGGAGAAACCGTAAATGTAGGTGGGCAGAATCCCACCCCCACACCGGGAACAGCCGGTGTCCAGTCGCAGGTCGGAGGCGCAGCCACAACCGTCAGCAATGTCGCAGGCGCGACAGGTGGTATAGGCCCCGGCAATCTCGTACAGAGCGACCTTGACCAAGAACTTTTCAAGTTCAAGAGTGATGACACTCCGCTTATGCAGCTCATGCTGAAAGCGAAGAAAGTCAAAGTCAGCTCACCCGAAGTTGACCACTACATGATCGACGAGCCTCGTTCCAGTGTGACCAGCACAACGGAGGTGGCCGCAGGCACTGCACAGCAGTTTATCCTGCCTCTGCTTGCCAACGATGCCGCTATCCCTCGCCCTTATGGCACACTGCTTGCAAAAGGCGTCGACGGCTATGCAGAGGACGGCAAAACCAAGACCCCCGGCAAAGACCTCATGCTGTTTGTGACGGGCCACGACCCTGCCACAGGCAACCCCATCGTCCGCGCCGTGAACGGCCCCAAAGCCACCACCGCCGATGAATACTGCACCACCCCTGCAATCCCTGCCGGAACAGTCCTCATCATCCTTTCCAACGCTCTCTATGAGACGCAGAAAGAGGTTGACCCCGACCTCATTGTTCCTCAGCCCACGACCGTTTATCTTCAGAAGCGCGGCATGAATCAGATTGTATCTGACTACTACGAAGCGCAGAAGAAGCGTATCCCGTTCGGCAAGGCTGTCATCGCCGAGGCCGCCATCACCAACTTCAAGGTTCGTGGTAACCGCACCCTCTACGCAGGTCGTAAGGGCAAAATCAAAGTGCAGACATCCAAAGCAGGTATACAGGACATCTACTTCGCCGAGGGCGTGCGCTATCAGGTGAAGAAAGAACTCCAGCACGTCGGCAAGTGGACCGTTGAGGAAGTCATCGCACTCGCCAAAATGGTGTTCACCGGCGAGGACGTTCCCAAGAATGTAATCTGCCTTGCAGGCAAGAACTTCCTTGAGAACATCCAGTGCATCGACTACTCCAAGCACCCGGAAATTCAGATTTCCACCAAGACCAACCCTGTAGGTTGGACCGTCACCAACTTCCATACCGTGTTCGGCGACCTTGAGTTCAAGCACGACCCGACCCTTGACCGCCTCAAGTGGAGCAACTCTGCGTTCATCGTTGCGCCCGACCGCCTTGTACACTACCAGTACAGCGCGGAGCATACATCGCGCGACCGCATGGAGGGCGAAGAGGCCACACGCGAGTCCATGCTCGTATGGGATGCCCTCGCACTCAAAGGCTCATGCCATGTGTGGATTAACGGCGAGGCGACCACCGCTGACTGCAACATCAACACCGAGGCTGTCCACTACCACCTCTACGACGGCGCGGAGGCTCCCGAAAGTCCTGCCGATGGCTGCGTTTACTACATACTTTCCGACTGCCCCGGCATATCCGAGGAAGCCGTCAAAGGTACTCTTTGGCAGTACAAAGACGGCAAGTGGGTTGAGTATGCAGGTGACGTAATGGCAACCGCCTAACCATAATCAGTTCAACCGAAATCGCAAAGGCGCATTATCCGCTACGTTCGGCATAGCCGGAACAAGTTCCGCTCTGCGCTCACTTGCACGATAATTCAATCATTGAGAGGCGGACAGGTAGCAATGCCGTCCGCCTCTTTCAGTAAATATCACCAACTCACAATGAAAAAGAAAAGAATAACCTACGGCGTGAGCGGTATGATGGAATACCAAGCCGTCATCAAGGTAGGCAGAAACAACATGAAAGTGCTGTTCACTGATGGAAGCATCAGCGCAATGGGTGTCAATCCTGCCACATTCACAACCGAGAACTATATGGTTCAGCACGCAATCGAGAACAGCACCGATTTCAAGCGAGGCCGAATCAAAGTAGTGAACACGATCGAACTGAAAGAAGAGCTGCGCATAGAACGCAACAGCGTCAAGCCTGCCGCCGAAGTTCCCAGTCCTAACTCTGCACCCACACCTGCGCCTATCTCTGCCAAGAGCGTGGACGCTCCAGTCAAGGAGGACGAGAACGCCCCCGACACGCAGGCCGACAATGAAGTCGAGGCTGAGGACAATGAAGCCGCTCCTGCAAATACGCAGGTAGAGTTTTCCTGCAACGATGATGCAAAGGACTACCTTGAGCAGACTTTCGGATTTGTACGTTCCAAACTCCGCAACCGCGAGGAAGTAGTGAACACGATCGAACTGAAAGAAGAGCTGCGCATAGAACGCAACAGCGTCAAGCCTGCCGCCGAAGTTCCCAGTCCTAACTCTGCACCCACACCTGCGCCTATCTCTGCCAAGAGCGTGGACGCTCCAGTCAAGGAGGACGAGAACGCCCCCGACACGCAGGCCGACAATGAAGTCGAGGCTGAGGACAATGAAGCCGCTCCTGCAAATACGCAGGTAGAGTTTTCCTGCAACGATGATGCAAAGGACTACCTTGAGCAGACTTTCGGATTTGTACGTTCCAAACTCCGCAACCGCGAGGATATAGTAGCCGCAGGCAAGGCACGCGGCGTTGACATCATCTTCGTATAAACGTCCAGCGATATGG